ATCTAACCATTCTACACCAAGACTGATCACCGCAACTTGGTTGTTGGGATCTTGTAGGTCAGCCTGCAGAGCATAACCAGTAAGGTTAACAGCTTTCTGTTCTTGGTTTTTAACAATTACCTGTATGGGATTGTCAATGCCTTGGTAGATTTTGATCGGTCTGCTGTACACTTTACGGTTCCTTACTGTAAATATTGTAGTATCCAGAATCTGGACCTCTACTTTATTGTTATATACGTATGCTTTTACAGTCTGCATCTTTGTTTTCGTGGTATAAATAAATTTGTGAAATTTAAAATTCCACGCTTTGCTTTATTTACCTAACATTTGCCCCAAATGGTACTGCCCAAAAATTACTCCACGGTGTCCACACCAAAATAAATATCAAAAAGATAACACACTGTGGAAGAATACAAACAGCTACTAGATCAATATCCGTTTATAACCTACTTGGTTTATGGTGGAAACGAATACATAGGCATCATACAAAACGCCGACGAACAAATCACTACAATCTATGACTTTGGTAGCTTACGCACACCCGAGCAGAAGGTGCGGTTTCTTGAACTTGGAGAAACTTGGTGGTGGGAAAGCAATAGACTTATACCAATCAACGTGTTTTTAAAAGCCGATTGGTTGGAGTTCAAGTTCTGCGTTAAAACTATGAACAGCAAGGATGTGGATATCAAGGTAGGCCCCCACACTAGCCTTAAAGAAATCGCAAATAAACGCAGCAAGCGCCGCAGTATCACACTGGTACGCCGCCTAGGTTAAGAATATCCGTAGCTGACCTGCTCACATATTAAGTTCATGTGAACCACAACAAGGTGCGCATAGCTTACGGCATGCGCTTTCTTAAAATAATAACTGTCGTCGGTGGGCTTTTCCCACACAGTCTTGGCAACTTCACTCCACCGGGCCCCAATTAAATGACGTTTAGCGGGACGTATCACACTCATAAACATGGCCATACGTGGGATACTGTCCACAGGCTCTGGCATTTTAATCAGCGTATCATAGTGATTGCCAATGTGTATTAACTGCCCACAGAATTCACGTTGTAGCAACAGGTCCCACAGTGGCTCTGTGTTCATTAACTGCTCAAGATGCTGTTCATTCTTAATCTGCGTATATAAAGACACATTGAGAAAGTCCAGTTTGTTGTATCCACGTGCCTCCGCAGACTCATAATCAATGCTGGCAAAACCATTAAATGGATCCACAGGAATGTCTGTAGGGTACACACCGGTATTGTGTTTGACTAATCGACCATCGCGCAGTATACTGGCAGGTACACAGTTGAGAACTCGCAGGGCTTGTTCTCTGTCCCCAAAGTCAATGTCAATATCACTCTTAAATGTTGTTGCCATATTTTAATGCGAACCAGCTGGCCACCGATCCATCCTTAAAAGAAAATACTGTGTGCCTATTATACACAGCATCGTTGCTAAAGTAATCCCATTTGGGAGGATGATAGTGAAATGAAAAGTCCTGATCGATTACTAGACCCTGTGCTTTGAGTACATGAACAATGGCCAGTATGGCCTGTACATCATAATCAACAAGATCCACTTCGGTCACAGCCCAGCCTTTTGTAGTATGTCTTTGACCCACTCAGTATCTGCTAAGTAGTCCTTAAACTTACGTTGCCAAAAGTCGGGATCAATATGGGGCAACAGTATTGCAACTTGATCCTCAGCCAGTGCATCCAGAAACTCAACACCAGTGTCGCAGTTGTATATGATCCAAGGACTAATACGTCCTGTGGCAACGTGGTGTATGATACGGTTGTGGTTGCCGTATCTAAAGTAGTCTGTAAACCCATTACGCAGTTCCGGATGTTCGTCTGCGTACTGTTGCATTTCCTTTAGCGCACGTTCCAGTGAATCCTGCGGTGCTTCACGTCGTAAGTAATCGTGTAGCCATTCGCTATACAATGCGTCCTTACACCAGTAGTCTAGTTTTTTGTTGTTCTTGAGTAGCCAGTCTGTAAAGCTGCCAGTGTTAACAGCCCTAATGTTAACAAGATATCGTCCATAGCGAACAAAAGCGTTATAGTAAGGACTAGCAACGAAATCCTCATAAGACTTGAGTCGTGCTGACCCTTGGCTGACTTCGTAGAATCGCAAGTAGGCTTTGTATCCAAGTTGTACTCCTGTTTCATTTTGTTGTTGGAAGCGACGTTTGGGTTCGCAGAGATGTGCTGCCAGGGTAGATTCCCGGGCAAATGACTTTTCACAATAACGACATTTATAGCTCGTCTTTGATTCGCTTGTCATCCCATCCATGGTTTCTTGCCAACTGCTTAATATCATCTTTAGTGTTGAGTTGCACGAGTAGCTCAAGGTCGCTTTCTTTAAGGTGCGGATAAAGTTCTCTAAAGAACTTCAATGCTTTGTTGTTGCTGGTCTTCTTGCGAGGAGCAATCCATTCGTGATACTGCTTGCCCATCCCGGGACTAATGGTTGTGGCCATTAGCCATTGGAACTTTTTATGTTCTGTAGTACTGATATCGAAAAAGTTCTTGTTCAGTTCGTCATTGGTCCTGCGCAGGTAATACTCCTGTAGTTCAGGACTGCCCTTTACCGCAGATCCCCAACGTATCATTAAGTAGGGACTAAACTTCTTACGTTCTTCAGGGGAGAGATTATCAAAAAAGTCTCGGTTCTTGGCATCAAGCTGTGCCATTTCATAACCAATGCTTAGTTTATCTACAGTCATACTGGGTGCCACATAACTTCATCGTCGTGCTGTTTTTTTAGATTATACAACACAAACAGTTGATCTAGCAAGTCTCGCATTACCGGATCCGATTCACACATTGTCAACACTTGGTTCATCTCACTGCGGTACTCTTGCATTACTAGACTGTTATTATCTGTCCAACCTACCAACCGTCTTTCAGTTTTTCCCATTTCTCTAGCGTATATACGATTGTCGGTACGCTCATAAATGTACGTGGCGCCGGGTTTTAGTGTACCCATCAGTGATTCCTTTTACCGTCAAACACACAGTTAAACACCAGGTTCATATCTCCATCGTTAATCACACGATGAAACGCACCATCGGGAATTAGTATTACGTCTCCGTTAGCAACACGGAACTTTTCTTCGTCAACCATCATCATACCTGTGCCTTGTATAAAGAAGTAAACTTCTTCCTGCCCAGCATGACTGTGTCCACGAGTGGCTTGCCCACGGTATAAGCAAGTACTGCTGAGCACAAGATTTTTCAGTGTCTTGTTGTCTTTCAACAAATAGGTTTCGTTGTCTTTAACAATCTCACCGCCAATATTATGTTCATTGTATTTTAGCATATTATCACCAACATTTAGAGTAATCTACAACTTCGCTTTGCCTACTGATGTCCTTTACAAAGTAAGCACACAGGGGTTTTTGTGTACCCGTTTCCAAGGGTACGGCCAACATCTGCCCGGGCTTGAGCTTGGGAAAGTACCATTTAACGTCTTGATAGATGTCCATGATCTCCACCGGCTTGAACTCAGGTTTGAAACTGCTGAGCGGGTTAAAACAATACACACTAAACCCGCGATCATTGATACTGGTCAGTGGCACAACTTCTAGATCTCCTAGGTCGTGTTCTCCAATCAGTATTTGCCAATCCACTGGCATCTTGATAATACTGTTTCCAATTTTTAGCACCAATGCCGGGGCATTAAATGATTCTAAAAAGATCAATGGGATATAAAAGTAATCGGGGTTCTTTGGATCGCTGTTGTCTAGCACAGCAAATCGCAAGTCCTCAATTTCGTCGGGTATCTCATTGAGATCATACGCGGTATTGTCTAATGTTAATATTCTCATGTTAATGCCAGTCCACTTTCTCTACTGTAAAAGGGTAGTTGGCTTCCTTATAAAATGCTTTACGTTTGGTCAAGTGTCTTTTTGCGAATTTACACGTTGACGTAATATCCCAGATCTGTACGAAATCTTTGTCCTCAGCTTTGCGGATACCACGACCAATTGATTGGATAACCCGTACAAAGCTCTTCCCAGGCTCAACGAGCACGAGATTAAAAATCCTAGGAATGTTAATTCCAACCGCAGCCACACCATATGTAGCAATAATAATTTTGTTGGTAGCTGTGGCAACTTCATCGTATTCGTCCTTGCGGTCTGCGGCCTTGGTGCTTCCGCTTACAAAGGCCACATCGGGTTTGTCTTTGAGTAAACTAAACAGCGTACTTAATTCTGCTTGTAGTATCTTGCCGGTTTCAATACGGTCAACTAGAACCAATGTGTTGCCACCTTCTTTGATCTTGTCAACCAGTCGAGCAAGATACGCTACACGCTCAACTGTGGTAGTTAGGTATTTCAGCTCGCTTTGATAATCTCTATACTCCACATGATCTTGTAGCTGTACAATGTTAACATGGCACTGTGCCAGATGCCCGGCATCTTGTAGTTCACTCGCACTGAGCTTGCCTACTACCGGACCCAGGCTACAGAAAATGCTGATTGGCACCTGGGAAAACACACTTGTCAATAATGTCTTCAGGGCATCGGCTTTGGCCATGTGTACTTCGTCTACCATTACCAAGGCTACACCTTCAACAAACTCGCCAATGGTACATTCTGCTGTGCCTTCTTGTGTGCTCTTTAACAGTACATTTAATGATTGCCACGTACAAATGGTATGCGTCTTGCCCCACTCCTTGCGGTCGCCAAAGTAAACACCTACATCTAATCCTAGGTTTCGATAGTCAGATTCGGTTTGTGTAACCAGGCTCTTGTTGGGTACAATAACAACGCTACGACCATACTTTTCTGCGCTTAAACTCAGCGCCGCAGTCATCAGTGTCTTACCTGCGCCTGTGGCAATTTCTTGAACACTTTGCGGATTTTGGAAAAAGCTGTTTATGATTTCAACTTGGTAATCCCTGAACATGACTGGTTTGCCTGCTTCAGGGTGGCCAGCAGGCCAAAGACGGTGTGCAAAAGTATCCTCGCGAAACTCTTCAAACTCAACTTGATTGCTGTAGTCTCGAGTATCTGTTACTTCAATATCATACCCTTCGCTGTCTAGCAACGGCAGTATTTCTGGCAGCAAGTTGATATAGCTACTACCGCCGAGACTAAAGTAGCTGACCTTACCATCCCAACGTCCCAGTCTTACCGCGGGCAAATATCTTGCGCCCGGAATCTCGTACTTGAACTTGTCCACTAGTTTCTTTCTAGTACCAAGTTCTAATCCTTCGATCTTGACGTTGACTTCGTCTCGTATAATTAGGTTAGCTTGCAATTTTCACAACCTTTGTGGCTTTACTGGGTGTATTATTGTAAACTTCTGCGGCCATATATACAATCTTTCTGGCACATTGCAACATGGATTGTTTATCTCCACCAAACACCATACCGGCTCCACTGACCACAATGGGAATGTGCTCTAGGCTACGTATGGGTTTAGCAGTATGTATAAATTTTATTCCTTGGGGCACAGAGACCAATTTTAGGTTGCCTGTTGCCAACACAGACTCTGCAGGATATAATGAACGTACTCTATTTAGCATTTTTTCGCTGAGGTCTGGCTCATAGATTACCACAGGGTACGCACCCACTCGATCAGCATAGTCTAGCACAGCGACAAATGCTTCATCGGCATCGCGGCTTTCGGGAGAAATACGCATTTCTCTATTCTTGGCAATGGAAACAAATCTTGCACCATACTCTTTTAT